TAGCATGAACGCAGTCACTTTCTAGACATCCACGCAGTAGTACCCATATATGCCCCTACAATACCAGCACCTGATAAATAAAATAGGTTCGATATATCAGATAACGCCTTAACTCTTTCTATATCTACAAAAAACATAGCTAGTGTAAACAAACCCATAGATATTAATGTATATCTAGCCATTCTCAGTTGGGCTAAATGTTTTCTTAACTCGTCTTCAGTTTTTTTTATTTCTTTAACATGAGATAACTCTTCGTCAGTTACGATACCATCGCCATCTTCATCGTATTCTTCGTATTTGCTATTTTTTTGAAATTTCTTCATTTTACATTTTGTATATAATAGTTGCCATAAATACAATTAATGTACTTGCAAAGCCTATCATTATGCTTTCAATTCTTTTAATTCGTAATATTGTTTCTTTCCAGCGTTCGGCACACACAGCTTCATGTGTATCTAACTGTGATTTTACTTCATTAACTTTACTAGACATATCAAACCCTCACATAATAATATTCATATTATATGAAATAAGAGTTTTAGGCAATACTAACAGAATTTTATAAAAGATTACGAATGGCGTTTCTCAATTGGGTATGTAACAATGTTTGCAGCTATCCTTCTAACCTTATCAGTTTGAAGTATTCCATTATGAAGATACACATTGCTAAAATGAACTGCACCATTTTTAAATGATGGTATTTCTACATCAAGTATTTGTGTGCCCCCATTACAATTAGTAAAATTCAATATAATTGTTGAGAATTTTTCATCGGGAACCAACGAACTTTTTATACTACCCAAATCATAATGAGGCTTTGTGTAAATTTTTTTGTTTTGATTAGTGTACAAATTAAGTTGTAGTCGATGAATTTCAGAATTAAATTGATCTCGTATAGCTTGTATTAAAGGTTTCCAAACATCATGTATATTTGCAATGTCGTCACTTATTTCGTTGTAAACAGAGCAACCCCAAGTGTAACAATCATACTGACTTTCTCCTTCCTCAATACAGTAATCAGTGGGATGTAGAGTTCCACTCCTAAAAAACCATTTTATTTGATCTGAATATACATATTTTTCTAATTCTTCATAAAAATCTTGGTGTAGAAAACTGCGAAAATATGTAAATGTTGGATGGGATATCATTTTATGTAAGGACTCTATAGTTATATGTATACCAACCAGTGAGCATCCATTTTTCATTAGATATTGGTGGATTACCTCTATGTATATGTGTCCAATCAGATGGAAACAAACATAGACAACCTTGTTTTGCTGGAACTCTTACATTTTTATATAAAAATTCTGTTTCCCCACCTTCTGAAATATCATTAAGATATAAAGACCACACAAGAAATCTTTCCCTCAAAACAATATCTTCACAATGCCAATCGTGAAAGCCACCACCAATAGGTGTTTTTTGTAATTTAAATTGACTAAAATGAACACCCTGCCTCATGTGTTGATCTTTTATTATTGGAAATTTATTAGAATAGGCTTCAATAGCATTTCCTAATATAGAGTTAATTTTGGGAAACATATCATCAACTCGTTCTTCTTTCCTCATGGTTTCAAAAACAAAATAAGGATCATACTGAGTATCTTGTCTGTTTATATCATTTGGGCTTTTTGTAAAATTCGCTGTATCTTTGTAAAATTCTACTGCTCGTGGAGCATATTTTATGATAGCGTTGCATTCGTCTTCACTCATAACATCGTGTACTAGCATAATAGTATCCATTATTTACTTTCCTCAAGGTTATGAATATCATTTACTTTATGCTCATTTTTACATAAAATAGGAATTGGATTTATCATATTTATTCTATAATCTTCATTAATATCAGCACCAAAATAATTAAAATTTATTGTTATTCTATAAGGTGAATTTGTTGGTGAAGAGCTAGAATGCATACTTACTGGATCAAACAACAACAATCTATTTTCTATTGATTCAATTTCAGTACCATCAGCCATTGTGGTTGGGGCATCGCATGTTGTTAAAAAAAACAATGCCCCTTGGTGTTTGAATGGCGTATCAGAATGTTTGGCATGATGTTCAACTTTTGATGTACGACTAGGGAAATAAAGGTTTCCTTTTATTCTAAATAAAGCATGTATTTGTATTTTAGATGATATTATTGTGAATGGATCTCTTTGAATACCATACCCATCTTGCCAACCACCTTCATAAGCGTGATATGCATTTGTAGCAAAATATCTATCTTGATTGTGTTTATCATTATTATTAATTCTATTTTGTAATCTCCAAGGAAATTCAGATTCCATATACTGCTTTACATAACCATAATCACTTGAGCTTAAAAAATTGTCATACACAATATAATACATTACTACCTCTATTTAAAATTAGGTCCGTTCACCCAACACACAAGACTGTATCTACTACCTTTAGTAACTGGTACTACGCCATGCTTCATATATGATGGGAAAAATATAGCTGTTCCTTGTTCCATTGAATCCTCTACATTAAATTTATCTACATCATCAGGAAACTCAAACGTACCACCCTTATAGCTTTCAGGTGAGCTTAATTGAATAGAAACAGAAAGTTTTCTTACTAGTTCATTTGGTGGAACATTGTCATAAATACCATCTTCGTGTGGTTTATAAAACCCCTGTTTAACCTCATCATATTTTGTTATTTGGAAATCTTCTGGATAAGCTAAATCAAAATTATAAAATTCTTTATTAACTTTGTCTATTAACTGCATTATGGGCACATATAAATCAAGATGCCTTATTATCCCATTCAACCAACTAACATCACTTTGCCTTACTGAATTGGTTTTACTAATGTTTCCAGTCAATGCTTTTTCAAAGTTTGGTTTAGCTCTTTCTATTATTGTATTGCATAGATCAGCACTAATTGCTTTTTTTGCTACTATTATATTTCGTTTCATACCATTTTGCCTACTCTATCCATATAAATGAGGTCTACCATCGTACCTGCATTCAGGGTAATGCTTACCATTTCTCTCGATCCAGTGCAGAAATACTTGATAGTGTCTTTCGTATGTTAATTTATTTCGCCAGTGCTCTTGATCAATACCTTTGTACATAAGTGCCTGACCTACACCTAATGTGTATCTTTTACCTTCTGCATAAAACGCCCAATCATCTCCACCTTTCCCTCCAATATTTAAAGTAAGGCTGACTTCACATGCTGGTCTATCAGTATGTGCAAAACAATCCTGACCTTCAAAATAAGCTCTCCAAAATGAATAAGTGGGTACTAACTCTTTACCATATTCTTTTTCTATTTTGGGTTGTAAATAGTGTAGTAATATTTCTGTAGGTGGGTCGCCATAAAACTCACAAGCATTTGGAAAACTAGCATCAGGCGAGGTTCTACCAACTAGGTTATTATTTATTAAATAATCTATATGTGCTTTGTATAACTCGACTTGATTTTTTGTAAGGCAATCAATTATTTTATTCATAAATAAAATATAATTAATTTATTTTAAAATGCAAAAACTTTTTCACATTTTTTTTGGGTTTATGACCAAGGGAAAACAGCGTTTTCGTCTGAATCTTCTTTTGGTGTAGCACCATGTATTTTTTCTTGGTAGTCTATTTCGCCTACAAGTGTTTCTTTTATATTAGCCATTATAGCGTCTTCTACTCTACTTTCCATCCAACTAATAACATTAGCTTCTGTTACTGAAGAATATTCTGTAAAGTTAGAATCAATATTATCTACATTCATGTCTAAATCAAACCCACTTTCAGACGTTATTGAGCCTATACTTTCACTCGTTGCTACAAGACTTGCTGCAACCCTAACAATAACATCTGTATATGTTTGACCATTTTCAGTAATGTCTTTTGTATATAATTTTTGTATTTGCCATGTATACGTTGCCATCATAAACTCCTTAACTTTGTACTGTGCCTTGTACTGTACCATTATTGGTAAATGTAAAACTTATTGGTGCTGCTTTCTCAACTGCTAGACCTGCTGATCCACCTGAGCCTCCTCCACCTCCAGCTGTCCCAGATGTTGTTGATGGAGTACCAGTTGTTCCATTTGCACCACCACTTCCAGCAGAACCATAACCACCACCAGTGCCACCAGTTCCTCCAGGGCCGCCATTACCTGCAGGGCCTGTTCCTCCAGCAGAGCCACCTGAACCTGGATCTGCCCCAGGCTGATTATTGTAGCCTCTACCTAAACCTCCACCTCCACCAGAACCACCATTGTATCCAGTTACTTGTGTCTGTTGTGATTGTGGATATTGTCTATAAATTCTATAATACTGTCGTGTGTAAGGTGCTCCACCTTGTGGATTAGGTTGTTGTTGTTGAGTTACAAACGGTCCCCTACCATAAGTATATTGTCCAACTGTAACAGAGGTCAAACTACCAGGACCAGGACCCGAAAATACAGTACCTGAAGGATTAGTCCAAGCCCATAACATTTCGTAGTTATACGGACTAGTACCAAATCGTGCCCACCAATATCCTGGCTGTTGCCAACTATGGTTCGGTCCCTGTTGTGCAGTGGTTTGCTGTTGTTGTTGAAGGTTGCCACCTCGACCTCCACCACCAGCACCTCCACCTCCGCCTCCACCAGCGTAAATAGAGCCATTGTTTATGAATGTGGCAGGACTAGCAACTTTAATTGCATCCCCCCCAGCACTTCCAGCAGATCCTGAGCCACTGTTGGCAGAACCTCCTCCACCTCCTGATCCCCCTGCTCCTATGATTGTGCCAGCATTAGTTACTGTAATATCACCTGCGGCACCAGAATCGATTTCGAGGGCATATTCTGAAGTATTACTTGTGCCTAAAGTTACTGAGGCGGGTATCACTATTTCTTTGGGATAATCAACATCATAGTCATCACCAAATAATGCAGAGGCGTTTTGATCAGTAGCTCCTGCATTGTATGTGTACCTAAAACCTTTAGCTTGACCATAAAAGTCACTCAGTTGTAGCTCACCACTTGTAGGAACATTTGCTGCTAAGTTAGTAGCTTGGTTGTCTCCAGCTTTTGCTTTGATATTTGTGCCACCTCTATATAAACTGGCAGCAGGTACTGATCCAGAGCCACCTATAAATTCAGTCCTTAAGTCTGAAAATTTTACTTGTCCAGAACTTGGAATAGCCATTTACTAAGCTCCTTTTAATTCATTTATTTCTTGCTTAAGTTCTTTGATTGACTCAATTAATAGACCTATGATTTGGTCGTATTGTACAGTCTTATATGCCACACCATCGTCACTCTTCAGTGGCAACTCTTTCTCTCTTACTGCACTTGGTAGCACCTTTTCTACTTCTTGTGCAATAACACCTGCTGATTTTACACCATCTGCTTTGTATGTGAATGTGTAACCATTTAGCTGACTTACTTTGTCTGTAGCATTTTCAATCTTCTCAATGTCTGTCTTCAGTCTTTCGTCTGATATAGTTGTTGAGAAAGCAATTACGTCACCATCTGCATGGAAGTCACCATCTGATTCCATACGAAATTCTTCGTTAATGCTATTATTGTGATTTAAGAAAAAACTTATTCTACCTTGTTCAGAGCCATTTGTAGGTGATGCAATATAGCCTTCAATAGAAGCATACGTTGTATCGTTAGATGCTGTATCGTTTCCTCTAAATGTTAAATTACCAATACCATCATTTGCTGCGGGGGATGCAGAATTTCTATATAGAAAAATATCAGGTGCATTTGCAGAACCATCATCAGCTACAGTAACTGAAATGTTAGAATTAGTGCCTGTACCTGTTACATCTATACCTGTTGATGTAGTTTTTAATTTTGAACTACCATAATGATATAAAACTACCTGTCCTGTAGAACCATCACATAAAATATAATCTGTGTCTCCACCTGAACCATTGTCAGATTGGAGAATAATATCCTTGTCTGTACCTCTTTGTCTAAGATAAAGACTACCATCCCCATCATGGTCAATAAATCCATTACTACCACTGTGTTGAATTTGCAAGTCATTGCTATTACCCATTACAATAATATCACCATCTTGCATATCAAGGTTGGCACTTAATGTAAGTGTGCCACTAATATTACCTACACCATCAATATCAAGGCTATCAGCTTGTAGTTCGCCTGTGATGTCTATGCCATCTGATTTGGTGGCTAGTTTGGCTACTTCATTATGAAAAAGCGTAACTGTGCCACCAATTCCAGTATCAACGGCTTCTAAATATTTATTACCATTTGTATCTCTTAACCGAAGATTACTACCATCAATATTTAATGTACCAGCTCCTTCTTCACTAATAACAGAAGTAGTTCCATCACTATAAATAGACAAAGTAGTAGTTGTACCAAATTCTGCTCTTACATTAGTATTAAATTTTAAATTACCTGATGTCTTAGTATCTGCTGCATCACTTCGTAGAAACTGTGTACTGTCAAGGCTATCAAGTTGGTTTGCATTTGATGCTGTGCCAGTTAGTGAAGCAGTGATTGTGCCTGCACTAAAATTAGCAAAAGCGTCTGTGACTGCTGCTCCGCTGCCTGCACCATCCAAATATACTGCTTTTGTAGCCCCACTTGGTATAGTTACATTTGCCCCACTGCCTTGGGATATATTTATAGACTGACCACCAGTTGTAGCATTTTCTATGTATTGCAATCTTGATACAGTATTTGGAGCTATAGTTAATGTTCTTGTCGCAGTTAATGTTGCTGACGAAGTTACCTTGAAGTACATCGCTCTAGCTGGGTCACTAGCTCCATCTGCTACTGTAGTTGTGGCGTCAGCGTTTGTGGTAAAACAATCTTGAGTGCCATAACTTAAACCTTCACCTATCAACTCTAGGTTAAGGTTTGTTATAGTTCCCCAAGTACCACTAGCATCGCCAGTTCCTAATTCATTAAGTCTAAGATCATTAACGTATGTACTTGCCATTTTAGTCTATCCTTACAATTGCTGAAGCTCCTGCTGCTGGGAATACAATTCTAAATGTACCACTTGATACTGTAAAATCACCACCAAAATCAAGAACTGCTATAGCTTTGTCGCCATTGGTGCTATTGTATATTAATGCACCTCTTGCAGTAAAACTTGCACCTGTCCATGTTGGGTCATCTGCATCAAAATATGCAGTAGTTCCAGATGTACCCACTAATTGACTTGTAAGGGTTTCCCCCCCTGAAGTATAACCAGTTCCACTCACCTCGTTAGTTGCACTATATGCAGTTGTGGTCGCATCTAATGTAGCAGAGCTTGTATAAAGAGCTATCTTAATAGTATCTCCACCATTTGCTAGGTTGTGACCTTCCTGCAATATTTCTGACTTAAAAGAAGTCGCCATTGCTTGTGTAATTGCCATTTTTTAAATACCTCCTTCGTATTCTGCTCTATAATTACGTTGCATCTCTTGTTGGAATAAAGCTATTGCTTCATCAAACTGAGCTTTATACAAGTTTACACTATCGGGTGCCTTTAGAAAAGAGGAACTTTCATATAGGCAAGCTGACAATAAAACTTGCTCTGCATTATCTCCTATCCAATTATTAGCATTGGAAACAGATAATCCTGTCTCTAGACCTACAAAATCTACCTCATAAGCAAGTGTTGCTGAAGGTACTGGGCCCAGTAATATTGTTATACCACTTGTGTCTGCATCTTTCGTGGCATACATAAATGGTGTTCCTTGTGTAGATGCATTTGGAACATAATCTCTTAGATATGAATCTATCCTATGTTTTAAGTAAATTACATCACTATCTGCTTTTGTTACTGATACTTGTCTAATCATTCTAGCATTGGCAACTGAGTATTCTGCAGTGCCAATAACAAGGTTACCTGATTGTTTTTGTCTATAACAAGGTAAGCTAGGCAATCTAGCAAATATCATAGCCTCAGCTTGTGTTATAATGTCTGGTATAGAGTTTTGAAACTCTGTACTGTCATCTTCCATAAAATTTTGTATATCTGCTACTAAGTTAGTATAGTTCATTTA